TATTTTCTGACATTCAACAAGTATTAGTCTTATTAATTGCAAATCCAGCGGTGTTTGTAGCGAAAGCTAAAGCACTAGTTGATAAAATAGTAAGACTGACTGAGGTAATTACGAAACAAACTTTTCTTAATAAACAAGTGATGACGGCTAATCCAGATTTTAAATTACCTAAATTAGAAATACCAGATTTAGATTTACCAGATGTACCAAATATAAAAGTACCAAATTTAGATTTACCAGATTTAGATTTACCAGATGTAGATTTAGGGATATCAAAAGAAGACTTGGAAGACATTACATAGGAGAAAATCATGGCAAAAAAATTAGATACTCGTGAGTATGAAGCAGAATTAATTAAAGTTGTTGATGGTGATACCATTGATTGTTATATAGATTTAGGTTTTGATATTAAAATTAAAAAAAGAGTTCGTTACATGGGTATCGATACTTGGGAATCTCGTACAAGAGATTTAAAAGAAAAAGAAAAAGGTTTAGCTGCAAAAGCAAGAAATAAAGAATTATTAGAAGCTGGTATTTTCAAATTAAAATCATTTGGTACAGGTAAGTTTGGTAGAGTTTTGGGTGAAATATTTGTATCACCAGACTACGTAGGTGAGCACATTACTGAATGTATAAATAGTGTTGAAAGTTCTATAGACTTATCAGTAGATGGTTGGGTTAGCGTTAACGATATTCTTATCGAAGAGGGACACGCTTACGATTATCATGGTGGTAAGAAAAAAGATTTTAAAAAAGAGATTACCGAAGAAAAACAAAAACAAGAAGAATCTATTAAAGAAGTCTAAATAAGAAAGAGGGCGTTTTAAAATGACAAAAAAAGACCTGATAAAAATAATCAGAGAAGCAGTTCGTAAAGAAGTCAAAAAAGAAGTTCAAAAGATATTTATGAATGAAACAAAGACTAAAACTATCGAACAACCAAAACAAATTAAAACTTCACAAAAAAAATTCACAGATAACAAAGCACTAAATGACGTGTTAAACGAAACTGTTGGATTGAGAACATCAGAAAAACAAACTGAAGAATATCCAACATTGGGTGGTGGAACATTTGATTCATCAAAAATGGCTGAGTTAATGGGTTATGGAAAATCAGACGAAGTCAAAAGAGATATGGTTGCGATAGATACTTTGAAAAAAGCAGGTAAGTCTGTTAATGACGTACCAGAAGCAGTGACTCAAGCATTAACTCGTGACTATAGTGATTTAATGAAAGCTATCAATAAGAAAGGTAAGTAATGTCTGCAAGACAAAATGACCTTAACGCAAATACATTTGTGGGATTATCATTTCCACTTAAAGGTGATTCATTCAATGACTTTGCTTTAACAAAAACTTCTATTGAACAATCAGTTCATAATTTAAGAAATTTATTGTTGACGCAAGTTGGTGAAAGAGTATCACAGCCTGAATTTGGTAGTCGAGTAAGAGAAATTTGTTTTGAACAGATTGATGATGAGTTACCTATAAAAATTGAAACTGAAATTAAAAGAGCAGTAGCACAATGGTTGTCTTATATAACAATTAACAGCGTTGAAACTTTAACAGAAGATGGTGATAGGAGTAAAGTATTTGTAAAAATAAAATTCGTACCTGCTCTTAGTTCAGAGGAACGAGAACTTTTACTAAACGTTTAACGGATAATAGAATGGCAAGAACAACAACTAAAAAAAATAAAGTTAGAAGTATAAATTATCTAAACAAAGATTTTGATGATTTCAGAAATAGTTTAGTGGAATACGCTAAAACATACTTTCCAAACACCTATAATGATTTTAACGAAGCTTCTCCTGGTATGATGTTTATTGAGATGGCATCATATGTCGGTGATGTTTTATCTTACTATTTAGATAGTCAATTTAGAGAATCACTATTACCCTTTGCTGAAGAGAAAAGAAATGTTTACAATATAGCACAATCGTTAGGATATAAACCTCGTATAACTTCACCATCTAACGTGGTTCTTGATGTATTTCAAACCGTACCCGCCTTAAATGGTAAACCTGATTACAGATATGCCCTAACAATCAAAGCGGGAGCTAGGGTAAATTCATCAACTAATGGAACAACGTTTAGAACCTTAGATGATGTTAATTTTAAATTTGATACCTTATCAGACCAAAGGATAACAACAATATTTGAAAATGATGGTGATACACCTACTAAGTTTTTATTAAAGAAAAGAGTTAAAGCAGAGAGTGGTGAGATTTCTAAAGAATTCTTTTCATTCGGTTCTGCACAAAAATACACACAAATTAAATTAGAAAATCCTGATGTGATACAAATATTATCATGCACAGATAGTGATGGTAATAAATGGTATGAGGTTGATTCATTAGCTCGTGATACTATATTTGAAGATATTGAAAATAATTCTACTAATGACCCAACATCGGTTCTTAATAGAGATACGTCACCACATATTTTAAAATTAAAAAAGACATCTCGTAGATTTACAACTTTTATTAATGAAAATGATGAAACAATTTTAAGATTTGGTGCAGGGGTGTCTGATAATCCTGATGAAGAGATTATACCTAATCCTGATAGTGTTGGTTCTAATTTACCTGGTAGTCCAAGTTTCTTAACACAAGCGTTTGACCCAAGTAATTTCTTAAAGACAAAGACTTTTGGTTTAGCACCAGCGAACACAACGCTAACTATTGAATACGCTTTCGGTGGTGGAGTTGATGATAACGTTAATAGTGGAGACATTACATTTAAAGGTGGTCAAACTTTTGAAATAGATAACCAAAATTTATCGTCAACTTTAGTTCAGGCATCTAAAGACTCTCTTGCATTTACTAATCCAAAACCAGCTACAGGTGGAGGTGGTGGTGAAACTGTTCGTGACGTTAGAGAAAACGCATTAGCATATTATCAAGCACAACAAAGAGCGGTTACAAAAGAGGACTATATTGTTAGAGCATATTCTTTACCAGCCAAATTTGGTAACATAGCTAAAGTTCACTTAGTACAAGATGACCAATTAAACAAACCAACAGATGAGCTGGATAGAAAGGTAACTACTGACGATGTTAATAATGGGTTGACAATTAAACAATTGACTGCAAGAGTTCCTAACCCATTAGCTATGAATATGTATACTCTTGGATATAATTCTAATAATAATTTAGTACCACTATCCACTACAGTTAAAGAAAATTTAAAAACTTACTTGTCACAATATAGGTTAGTTACCGATGCAATCAATATAAAAGACGCTTACATAATTGATGTGGCTATAGATTTTGCAATATTGACAAAAGTCGGATTCAATAAAAATGATATTCTCTTAAGATGTATCGATAGAGTAAAAGATTACTTTGATGTCACGAAATGGCAGATAGGTCAACCTATAATACTTTCAGATATAGTTTATGAATTATCTTTGGTTGATGGAGTTTCTAGTGTTGTTAATCCATTGGTTGATGGTCAACGAGGTAAACAACAAATAGTAATAACAAATAAATTCAAACCATCCGATGGTTATTCTGGCAATGCTTTTGATGTTGAGTCAGCGACTATAAATGGTGTAATTTACACAGCGTTAGACCCAAGTATTTTTCAAGTTCGTTTTCCCGACACAGACATAAAAGGAACTGTAGTTGGAGACACATTAGGTATTACGGAGTAACATAATGCACTTTTTTATTTTTCCAACAAAAGACGCAACATTATATCAAGATAGTGGAAGTCAGAACACAGGTCTTGATGAAATTTTAGAGATAAGAAAAGATGTCAGTATAGCTGGCACAACAATAGATGTATCTCGTGCTTTAGTAGAATTTGACATGACAAAGCCTGCCCGTCTGGCAGCACAAAACCCAACTAAAGTTTTTCGTTATTATTTAAATTTATTTGATGCGAGACCATCAGCGTTATCTGTATCACAGAGTTTGTACGCTCATCCAATAAGTGGTTCTTGGGATATGGGACAAGGAAAACTCAACGACAATCCAACGACTACTGAGGGTTGTAGTTTTAATTTTAGAGATGGTGCGACAGTCGGAACTAATTGGATTACAAACGTTAGTGGTTCTGGTGGAGCTTGGTTCGAAGGTAGTGGCTTTGAAGCTTCTCAATCACTCACCCATAAAACAGAAGATATCAGAATGGATGTAACTGATATCGTTAATAATTGGATAGATAACGTTATACCAAACAATGGTTTTATTGTAAAACGAAGTGGAAGTTTAGGTACGATACAATCTACGGATGATGAGGGTAGCACAGATAGATTGGGTAATTTATCATTCTTCTCATCTGATACTCATACAAAATATCCACCAACACTTGAAATAGAATATGATGATTCGGTTTGGAATACAGGCTCATTGTCACCATTGAGTAGCACAGAGATTGAGGACTTAGTAGTTTATATGAGAGGTTTAAGACCTGAGTACAAGGAGAAAACAAGAGCTAAGTTTAGAGTGATAGGTAGAGAAAGATTTCCTACAAAAACATTTGATTCAACACCAAGTAATTTATCCGTAAAGTATTTACCAAGTGGTAGTGCTAGTGGAGATGGAGCATTTTATTCAATCACAGATGCTGAGACAGAAGATGTAATTGTTCCCTTCGGTAGTGGTTCAAGAATTAGTTGTGACTCAACTGGTAACTTTTTTAATCTTGATTTAGATGGTTATCAACCAGAAAGATTTTATAATCTGTTATTTCAGGTCGTGAGTGGTAGTGGAACTAATGACGAACAAAAATTAATACTTGATGAGGGATTTTCATTTAAGGTATCAATCTAATGCCATACACAAAAGACCAACTTGAAAAAGGTAAAAGTTTATTCTATAATAACTTTAGAGAAAAGATTAGAGCAGAATATTTGAATAGATTATCTGGCTCTGCAGAAAATGATTTTCGTACTACAGAAAATGTCTTGTTATCATATGAAAGAATTGGTGAACCATTAGAGGGTATTGAAACAATAAATTTTGATGAAGAACAAGCTGTATCAATATATGAAAACTTTTTACAATCTGAGCAATTAGAATTAAGCAAATCAAAACAAGATAATAATTTACCTATTTATTTTCGAGGTAACTTATTAAACAATATAATTAATAGGGACATAAGCGAACTACTAACTTTTGTTGTATCGACAGACTTGCCAGATGGTATAGAGGAAAGCGATGTCGTTACTAATGATGACCCATTTGATAAAACAAGATTTTTAATAGAGGATGGACTAAAAAGAAAATTTAGAAATTTAGGTGAGTTTTATGGTAGAGGATTTAAATTATCAGATTTAAAAACAATTACAAAACCAGAGTTAAATTCTATAGTAGATGGTGAGGACTTATAATGGAACAGCGTTTAGAAGAAAAAGATTTTGATATATTATATTCGGGTAAAACTGTTGACACGGATGATATTGATTATAAATATATTTCAAGCTTTGCTATAGATAGCGAGGATGATTATGTGGAAGCTCTTATCCATGATTCAGAACAAAATTTTATACAGAGTGTGATAGTTGATAAAAATGATTATACTTACAATGAAGTTTTAGGAAAGCCAGATGTAAAATTAAATACAGGCACAATACTACGTAAGTTAGGTTATGATAGAGGTAGATATGTTGTTAAGTATAATTTTCTAAGAAAAAAGGCTGGTTCATATGAAAACATATTAGTCGATGAAAATAGTGAAAGATATGTTGGTGACTTTCATGTCATGCCTGATGGAATTATTATGGATGGCGCATCACATGAAGAAACAACTGGTAAGGTTTTACAAGTTAAAGAATTAAAATATTTTATACAAGAAATATCACCAAGTCGAAATGAGATAAGAATAGTACCACAAAAAATAAAAGATACTAAATACATAAACTCATTTGTTAATTTACAACAAAGAAATAACCAATATACTTTCAAGGAGAGTGTAAGTTTACATGAACCCCCTCAATCATCAATAGCTGGCGATTCAAAAAAAGTATATATTTCAGATAAAGAAGCTCTAAGAACATATATGGAGGGTGGTACTTTTTTTATAAACAATTCTTTCATAGAACAAGTAATCCCACCAACACCTCCAACTGGTGAGGGTAACTTGTTTGAAGAGTCTGATACAGCTGGTACAGACCCAATCGTCGTAACATCACGCTTCGTGGTATTAGAAGAGACAACTACATTTTATGCAAGTGGGGATAAATCTTTAGATTTTATCTACAAACAAATTACTAACAATGGTACAAATAAAAATGTGACTGTAGATGATATTTTACCAGTTGAAGATAATTTTAATTTTCAAAATGACAAAATAATTAAAAATGTTATTGGTGCAAAAACAGATGGTGATAATATTTTTGATAAGATTACTAAGTTTAGAAGACCAATAGAAGGTCAGCCTATTATACTAACATTGGGTAGTATTTCAAATAAACCACAAAATGTAGCTTTCGAATATGAGTGGACTATATTTGGGTATGATAGAAATAGATATGGTAAGGGTAAAGATGAACAACATAGATATGACCCAATATCAGGTAGAAATGGTGGTGTAGGTACTGTGATTATACAAGGTGAGACACCAGGTTCGTTAACAGCGATAGGTACTGATAAAAAGCAGATTACCATAGAGATTTATGGTGGTGATGTAAGATTGGGTGTAGCGTTGAGAATCAGTAGACCAGCTGCAGATTTAGAGAGTAGTGTGGCTATACCTCATGCTATATTTGTGGAGTAGTTAGATGGCTAATAAACAATTTAAAGTAAAAGGTTTAGAGGGTATTGACAATCAGGTCACACCTACCACTAATATCACAATTGAGATAAGCCCAAGTGTATATGGATTTTTTACTACCAATACAGAGGTAATTTTTGAAATTAATGGTGTTCGCACAGATTGGCCGATGGAAGATGTACTGCCCGCAGAAACATATAGTTTTACCCCTCAAGAATTAGGATTAGCTGTAAGTAATCAACCTTATGAGTTAGAGTTATCGTACGAGGAGCAAAGCAAAGATGAACAAGGTGGTGATACTTTAGGTAGTGTAATTATTAAAGTGGTTGGTATTATTACACCAGTAGATGACCCAAACACTTACATACTAGCCCCCTTTGTCAGTAAAATAAATAAGATAAATTTACAAAAGGGTGAAATACAATTAGAAAGTAGTTGGAATGATTTCCAAGAAGATGTAGCGCTTGAACCTGCAGTTGGTACAGCACCTGCGAATATTTTTAGAAATGCTAAAATATCTTTTAAGGCTAATGAAGTCAGAGACCTTAATACCTATGTTAATTTTGGAGATGACAATAAAACACTAATCACTAATCTAAAAGCTGATAAGGAATTATTTCCTGATTCTCCATACTCTATAGTCTTAAAACTTTATAAGCCTCTTCCAGATGAAATAGAAGAAAAAGATAGTTTATTTGTAGTAACGGAAGTCTTACCTCAACTTACAGAAACCGTTGAATTAGTACCTTACGAGCAAGAAGACGAAAATGTAAATGTTTTATTTACACCTGACCAAGTAAATGTACAATCACCAATATCAAAAAGACAAATAATTTCTAAAAACAAAGAAGACTTGATTGGTGCTGATAAAAAATTACAACAAGAAATATTAGATAAGTTTTTATCGGGTAGTGATAAGCCAGTTAGTATGAATGTTGATTATTCAAACTATGAAGAGTTTGTTAATTTTAGTTCAATTGAAAAAAGACTTGGTAATTTTAAATACAAGTTAGAACAAATACAATCCAATACCGCTCTTAGTGCATCTAGTGTATCTTTATCGGGTGGACAATCTGATGCGATTACTTATGAAAATAATATTAGAGAAATTAAAAGAAACTTTGATGGTTATGAAAGTTATCTTTATAATATAAGTTCATCATTTGTAACCAGCTCTGCAGAAAGTAGATTAGATACCTCCGTACCAAAGACTGGTGCAGGAACGTTTGCTGACCCTTATCTACCAGTAAACACGACCTCATCGCTATTTACAAATTGGTATGGTTCTAGCGCTTCACGGACAGGTCAAATATATTCTGCATCTCTATATGATAAGGAAAACCCAAATCGTTTAGTAAACTTATTACCTGAACACATATCAGCTGATTTTGATAATAAACAATTTTTAGATTTTATGGACATGGTTGGTCAACACTTTGACGAATTATGGTTGTACATAAAATCCGTAACAGATATAACTGATAGACAATATGATATATCAGATGGTATATCCACAGACCTAATTTTTGCTGTCGCTAAATCATTAGGTTGGGATACACAAGATGGAAAAGATTTATTAGAGCTAAGTAGATTTGGATTTGGACAAAAATTAACTGGTGATTCATATGAATTATATACATCAGGTTCATTAGACTCTCCAGCTGAAGGTGACATATCCAAAGAGATTACTAAGAGATTGATATCAAGTATGCCTTATATTCTAAAATCAAAAGGTACTTTGGGTTCACTTCGAGCAATCATGAATTGTTATGGTATACCAAGTTCTATTCTTAGAGTTAGAGAGTATGGTGGATTACAATTAGATAATCAAAAAGCAACCTTTGATATTGGTAGGAGGTTTACACGAGCATTAGGTTTTAGGGGTGCACAATATGTAGAGACATCTTGGGATGATACTAGCAAAGGAATTAAGCCTGAGACTATTGAATTTAGATTTAGGTCTGTATCTGGCTCCGACCAAATACTTGTACAAAAAGATGACCAATTTGCTATAAAATTAAAAGATAATGGTTCAGCTGATAACAATGGTACAGTATCATTTATGTTATCTGGCTCTGATGGTTACAAGGAAATAAGCTCTTCATTGTTGCCAGTATTTGATGGTGAGTATCATTCTGTTATGTTGAGAAAATCAAGAATTGAGGCTGAGTTATTTCCTCATCCATCTTTCGAAGTAGGTACAAATGAGGGACTTTTTAACCCACCATTTATAACTGGTAGTAATAGTGCAGAGTTTGGTAGAATAGAAATAGTCAGTAGTTCTAATTTTGCAAGAACAGGCACAAAAAGTTTATTACACGAAAACACTTCCGATACAAATACATCTTATACATTCTTTTATAGAAATCCAGATGCGAACCGCTTTCCTGGTAACTCAGCGAGTATAACAAATGTAAGTGAGGGTCAGACATATCTATTCTCTGCCTATTGTAAAGCATCGGCTAGTTTAGTTGACTCAGTTGCCTCATTAACATTATTTGAATTAGACAGTAATGAAGAGGTTGTGAGTTGGACTCAAGAATTTGAAAACACGAACTTTGATGGTGGTATCAAAGGTTCACAACGAGTTGGTGTAAATGAAAATGAATGGAAACAAATACAAGTTAGAAAAACAATCAAGTTTCCAAATACTACAAAATTAGGTATAAGATTTGAAAACAATAAACCATCTTCTTCAATCTATTGGGATGATGTATCAGTTCGTAGAGTAACTGCGAATAGTGATAGTATAGATGATACCTTTAATTATGACTTATTTGTCAAAAAATATGATAGTGGATTAGATAGAATAAGATTGGCATCTAAATCTAATATGATTATATCATCTTCGGTATCAGAATCATATAACGCGGCTTGGACTGGTAGTGGTGATTTGTTTATAGGTGGTAATACAACTACACCATTTAGTGCTAATAAATTATCAGGTTCATTGATGGAGTTTAGACTATGGAGTGAGACGTTAGAAGAAGAAAGATTTGATGTTCACGTTGCTACACCTAAATCATATATAGGAAATACCCCATCTTCATCATATGAAAATATTGCTAGAAGATTCTCTTTTGATGACAATACAACATTAGCAGCTGGTGGTTTTATTAGAGATGTAAAACCTGACCAGACAAATACACAATCAGGTAGTGCTCAAGGTTTTGGTGGAGTGAATACATTTGAAACGGTAATCGATAAAACTAAAACATTAGTTCCGAATCATGGGCCAAATAGAAGGATGTCTGATAAGATACGTATAGAAGATAATTATCTGAGTGGTAGTGGTGCTAATCTATCCGTCTCCCAAAGATATGATTATAGTTCTAATGATACATCTCCGTTGGATAGTAATAAGCTAGGAATATACTTTTCACCAACCGATGTTATTAATGATGACATTGTATCTTCATTTGCTAATTTAGATTTTAACGAATTAATTGGTGACCCAAGAGATGTATTCTCTGAGGAGTATAGTGAGTTAAGCAGAGAATCGGATAAATACTTTAAGAAATACACAGGTAACAATAACTTTTTTGAGTACATGAGTCTTATTAAAAAATACGACCAAAATATTTTCAAACAACTTAGAAAGGTTATACCTGCGAGAGCTAAAGCAAATCTTGGAACATTAATTGAAAGTAATATTTTTGAAAGACCAAAGTCACCTGTACAACAAAGTAATCCAACAGTAGAACAATTAGATTTACGAGATACAATTAACGTATCAGTCTTAGAGCAAGAAAGTGAGACAAGTGCATCAATTGTTTCAATAGAATCGGAGTTTCCTAATTTTGAAAGTACAATAACAGCAGGTAATGATTATGTTGCTAAACCAGCATTGTATAAATTTGCAACTAACTTTAATCTTGAAGACCCTACACTTTATGTGAATGGTTCAACAAGCTATGGTGGTTCGGATAGTGTCTTTCAAGAGATTTCTGGTTCAATAATACTTGACAATAGAAAATCATTAATCAATCGTGAGTTTAGATATTTCTATACAAGTGCGGCTGATTTTGATAATAGTAACATTTACTCATCTGATAATTTAGAAAATTTATATTCGTCAAGGTCATTGGTTGAAACTGACTTAGACACCAATTACAGAGATAACACTGCTTTTAATAATTTATTCTACGCTGGTGTTAAAAATACACGAGACACAACAATTGATGGGGATTCACCTGTGATAGTTAGAAGAACCGCACCAACTGTAGCAATACCAGTTGATGGTGTAACATCTGACTTACAGGTTTTAGACGATAAGTAGAATTAAAACAAAAAAAATTAATTAGAGATATTTATAATTGAATAGTTATAATACATTAAATCTTGGAGATAAAAATGGGATTTTTAGACAACTCAACAACGACCGTAGACGCAATACTCACTACGAGAGGTAGAGAGTTATTATCATCTGGTGAGGGATTAAATATTACAAAATTCGCTCTTAGCGATGAAGAGGTGGATTACACACTTTTTGACGTTACCCACCCTAATGGTACAGATTCTTACGGCTCAGTAATCGAAAACATGAATTTATTAGAGGCTATACCAAATCGTAGAACTTTCAATAGTTTCTTAGTGGATGTCCCATTAACGGGTGCCGGTATAGTTGTTTCTAATTTAACAAACTCTAACGTAGCAGGTGGTGCGGTAGTACCATTGTCACCTACATCAGATGGTGATGAACAATTTGTATTCACTATATCGAATACTAATGTAGTTCGTTTCCAAGGTGATGCTTTATCTAGAAGTGTACGTAGGCCAAATGTTACGCTATTAGCACAAAAAATAACAGAGAGTGCAACAGCAACAGTTTCTATATTAGGTGTCAATACAGGCTTAACTTCAATTGTAAGTGTACAAGTCAATAAGACTGAGGGTGCGTCGATAAATCCAGACTCACCAGAAAAAGATAACCTTGACCCCGCTACCGGCGTTGGTACTGGATATGGAGGTTAATAAATGGCAACTTTTAAAATTTTAGATAATCAAGAAGATATCGTAAACAATAGCTCGATTGTAACATCAGGTGTTTTCCAAGATGGTGTTTCAAGTATAACTACTTTTTCTACATCAAGTGTACAAAGTGGTAGCACAGGTGACTATAGTTTAGATGTTTATAAGTTCAATCCACAATCCAACGCATCAGCATCAATTCAGTTTGGTGTAGCATACGGACACTTTCAAGGTAGTGGTTCAGTCGGAGGTGTTGGGGTCGCTGGTGAAAGACCATCAGCAGCTGTATATGGACAATTTAATCAATTAATTAATCCTCCACAAACACAAAAGTTTACTTTTGGTACACATGAGGCAGACGACATATTAGTGTTAACTTTCAATCGTGCAAGAATTAGAGAAACCTTGCAAAGAGGTGGTTGGGAATTACACTTAAGTGGTAGTGGTGTGCCTGGAGTGATAAAACTAATTGATGATTCTTCAACAAACAAAGGTGGTAATACAAGTAGAAGAAATTTCTCACCAGAGTATAACATCGTTAGTGGTAGTTTAACTGGCGGAACAACGATAAGAGATGAAGCTTCTGATGATAGCACATATGGTACTTATGGTTTATTTTATCCTGAAATTGGTACATTGATTTTAAATTCAAATCGTATTGAATCACAAATAGTAAAAGTTGGTACTAAAACATCATTAATCGGAAGTGGTTCTAATTCTGATGGTGGGAATAATGACGCTTTCTATGAGACAATTAAAGGTGGTGCGTACTTCCAAGCTAAACGAGAAGAAACAATCTCATCACGACACTTCTTCATTAGAGCTACCTCAAATCGTTTCAACGCAACAACAAATGAGTCTTACTATACCGAATCAATAGCCGGTGTTAAGAGAATTATACCTGGCTTACAAAACGACCCTAAAACTTTTATAACGACTGTGGGTTTATATAACGACGCTGATGAGTTATTGGCGGTTGCTAAATTAAGTAAACCAATTATTAAATCTCGTTCAAGGGAAGCATTGATTAAAGTAAAACTTGATTTTTAAGGGTTAGGTCATGTCGTTCAAGAAAAGTCTTGAAGAATCAGATAAGTCCAAATCATCCTTTCAGGTTCATAAGAAGTTTAAGTTTACTGAAGCCGATAGCGGCAGTGGTGTATTCGCAATCCCTATAGTTCAAGGGACTGATTCTAATCTATATAATTTTTCAACCGATACTGCAGATTCAAAGACTGTTTCTGATAGTGTGTTTTATAAGACACCTAACTACGGGATGATTAATAACTTATATTATAAAGATATAAGGAACATGGGCGGTTATATAGATTTAATTCGTGGAGTACCTACATCATCACAAGCTTTAGTTGAATATGATTCAGAAAGTGTTTTGGACAACACAAAAAAAGTTCTACGTAGACCTCACACACGACAACTCGGAACAACAGCTACTGTAATATCTTTACCACAAAAATTTTACGGAGAAGGTATAAAACCTTTCTCTGTATTAGTGACGGATAATAGCACAGACTCTACCTTATTATTAAGAGACGATGGCAGAGGTAATCTATATGATGTAGCTTTCTCTGCGAGTTATGCTAGTAGGTCACCTATCGCAGCGGGCAGTGGTAGTTTAGTAGGTAACGTATTTTATACCGATGGCTTTGTTGTTATAACTGAAACAAGTGAACCATATAACACAATTGGAACACTTGAGGGGAGTGATGGTTTTTCAGTAGAATTTAAATCTACAAAAACTATTTATGAAAGAGAATATCTATGTTCGATAGATGAAAATGAATTTCAGTTTACAAACAATAAAAGTGCTAGAGTAGGTCGTAGTGGTAGTATCGAGATAGCTTATGACACATTAGCTGGCCTGAACACTTCAATAGCATATACTGCATCAACCTCATCCATCTCAACAGAATATCCTCGTGTAGACTATGCAACATTAGGATATTCCACAAGCTCCTACGATAAAGATGGATACAATATTGGAAAAGAATTTATTGGTGAAACCACACACAGTGAATTTTCTCCTTATGTCACAACAATCGGTCTATACAACGATGAAGACGAGTTAGTGGCAATCGGTAAACCTGCCAGTCCGATAAAGAATGAAAAGGATTTATCACTCACATTTGTTGTGAGATTTGACACAAATTAATCCCCCAAGCCATATTTTTTCAAGATATATATAATATTTATATAGTGAAATAAAGTCTATACTTTTTAGTCTAAAAGGTTACTAATTTTTTTGAAATATTAGGAGATTTACATTGCGTAAATTTTTATTGACTCTGTTAATGGTTATGGGTTTTGCATACTCTCAGACACCAATTATCAGACTCATGCAATCGAGAACATATAAGACACCAAAGTTTTGGTGGAGAGACCAAGTGACTCAAGACTTGAGAACATACTTGGCTGACGATACCTCAACCCCTGCCTATAAGAATAATAACTTTGACGCTTGGAGAGATTCTGTAATGACAGTAGCCGTCACACTTGATGACAATGGTGCTAGTGTCACGGCCTTTCGTTTAGATTTAGTGTTCGATAATGATTTATTTACTTGGGACAATACAACAACTACAGGACACGACTCGACGCGGGTTGAAAAGGGAGCTTATATCGCTGGTTGGACTGAGGGTGATAATGGAGAGAATGGTCATCATTATTCATATGAGGTAACTTGGTATAACAACGTTGGTTATACAGATGGTATAGCTAGTGCTGGTAGTGAGAAATCAGCTAGTGATAGTAGATATGATTGGTTGAGAATAACTATGGTATCACACAACGGAAGTACACATACTTTCGGTAATGGTGATGGTAATCAAACAGAATTATTAAAATTACATTTTAAAGTGAATGACGTAGCTGATAATTTTAATGCTAGAAGTTTTAGGGTAGCTACCGAGTATGAGAATAATACTGGGTATTATACTTACGTTACTAATGGTAATTACGCATCAGCGTATAAGGTTTATATTGATGGTAACTATGGAACTGAATCAACTAACCTTGATGGGGCTAGAGGTGATATAACACTACACCCAAAATTATTGGATGTTGAAGGGTACTTTAGATATGCTGGTGGTCATGGCAGAGCGGCTGGTGAATCGTGGAACACACAAGCGGAAAATACATATCCGTATTGGAAGATTAAGTTTGAGTTAGATAGAAATGAAGCTAACTTTAACCCAAGAATAACAAATTGGTATAACTTAGAAGATATTGCTAATGATGCTAATACAGCTGACGAGGATGGAAGTGACGATGTTATCGGTGACCACGCCTCCACATTTAGATTTAACAAAAAAGCTCTCAATGGAAACACCGCATCAACTGGTGATGCTACTTTACCTGGTGAGGGATTCTTAGGTATATCATATTATGATTCTACTTACACCGATGATAAGGGATATTATAATATTCAGTTACCAAGAAACAATAGATATCGTATGTCATTCTGGCCACCAGATGGGTCTGACGGAATACCTGGTCATACGATTCTTGAGTTGGATAGGGATGACATTACAACTGTAGCTGATGCTATAAAATCGTTTAACTTTCAATCAAGTAAACATAAAAATTATAATGCAGGTGGCACACGTATAGATACCTTGACTGCTATAGAATACTTGATAGGTGATGTCGATGGTGATGATAAGTTTTTCTTAAATGACACATACATATTGTGGTCATACGTTTCAGGTATTATGAGTAACTATACGCACCACAACGGAAACTCTTATGAGGATTGGTCTACAATAGATAACTTTAATGGTAACAATACAAGTTACACATACTATCAAACTGTTAATGGTCAGTCAAGACCACAGAAATATGAGTTCACGGTTTATTGGGATGAGACCACGATAGCAGAAAAGTCGAGACTTGACAGAACAAATGAGAATCCAGCTTACTTTGTAAACAATAGTGCTGGTTGGGTGGATAGTTTGAAAGCTCCAATGACTGTAACAAAGGCTCTTGTAGATGCTCAAAAAGCATTAGATGTATCCGGTAACTTTGTTGGTCAAATAGAAATATTAAACCCTCTAATGAATGATGCACAAACTGGTTTAGATACATTACATTTAGTATTGGGTGCTGGATATTCTGAATGGCACAAGGATAGATTATATGAACGAAATAATCAGAAGGGTAATCCTGACTATCTGATGCCTGATATTGGATATTACTTTACTGGTGATGTAAATACTACAGGTACAAAAGTTACAGAGAGTGGTGGTGACGGATATCAAAATGATATAGCTTCTAATATAATGTATCATAGATGGAAAGGTGTTAGTGCACCAGGTCATCATGTGAATAAGTTTAATCCTACCGCTGGTTCTTTGAACAAAACAAAAATAGACTCAAGTGTTCAACCTGATGTTTATCTATCGTTACCTGCAGACTCTACTGTTAGGGTACAATCTGGTAATCAAATCGAAGTACCATTAACAATCATACCAAATGATAATGTTATTGTTGCTGGTTTTGAGTTTGAGGTAGAGTTTGATACTAGAGCGTTGAAGTTTATTGATATGAAAACCGACGTATTACCTGGCCCTTGGATGACCTATGTAAACGTACATGACCCAATAGCTGGATGGCAAAAGGTTTCATTTGGTGGTATCGATTACTCACCTAACAATGCACCAGAGACGTATCATATAACAGCAGAAATGATAGGTCTTAAATTATTATTTGAGGCAGAGTTTCCTGAAGCAGAAGAATTATACACAGCACCTATTAAGTTTGTTGGTAAGAGTGCGGCGTCGACACCAAATGGTGAGGACTTGATTGTACACAAGAGTGATGGGTATGTCGAGGTATGGAATAAGTATTGGGCATTTGGAGGTTCAAAGCCAGATAGTGAAAGTATAACATACAATTATCCGAATCCATTTAAAGAAAATACAGTATTTCAATTTTACTTAAGTGAATCACAGAACGTAAAGTTGTACATTTTAAACTCAATGGGTCAGAGAATCGGAACGTTATTAAACGAGTATGTATTTGAAGGATTACATACCTTTGACTTTACAAATGAACCAAGCATTTGGATACCTGAGATGAGTATTTATGAAAAACATCAAAAGTTAGAACCTGGTGTTTATATTTTTGTATTACAAACGGAAAAGAGATTGAAAGCTAATAAATTTACGGTGGTAAAATAATGGATGAATGGCAATTCTTTTTAGCATTAGCTATAATGTTACCAGCATTATATTGGACATTGAAGTTCATCGTGTGGTTTGCTGAAAAGGTAGAGAGAAAAAAATGAAAAAAATATTCTTAACATTACTTCTTTTTAGTAATCTATTTGCACAAGCAAATAATTTACTTACGATATCTCCGTCTGCGCACACGAGTTCGATTGGAAACGTAACGTTACCAATGATGAGTCCTGCTAGAAATCATATTGATAATGATAAATTTACTTTTACGAGGGTCAATTGGTTGGGTAATATTGTCGATGATATGAACTATATGCACTTTAATTTGGCTAGAGGTTCATTCGATGTATATGCATTAATATTCAACTACGGACAACAATTAGAAACAGACATAAGTGGTGTGGTTACAGGTAGGTTTTCACCTATGAGTTCAGTATGGGGTGTCAGCTGGGGAACTGTGATAAAAGGATATAACGTCGGTGTAACTGGTAAAGTTTTATCACATGATTTATATACACAAAAAACACACGGAACCGCATTTGATGTAGCAACATACCTACCAAAAGTTTATAAAGATTTAGATGTAGATGTGGCTATAAAAAACTTTGGATTTGCTCCAACATTCGGTACGTATAAAACAAAATTACCAACCAGCTTGAATGTAGCCATGACATATCCATACAAACAATGGATGTTCTATGAACAACATAATATTTATAATGGACACGTAACATCTGGTATGGGTGCTTCATATAAATACGAGGTAAAAAACCAGGCAACAATTTTAGCTAAAGCTGGATATTATTCAGATAAGTCGCATGAGTTATCATATCCTACATTTGGTGTGGATTTAAAGTATGACAAATACTTTATAGGTATGAGTTATATTTATGGAGACCAGACGTTACCAGTAAGTAACACATTTAGATTAACAATAAACTTGGAGTTGTAAAATGCCTAAAAACGTAGTAGATGCAGAAGCTGCAGTCGAAGAAATAAAAAATAAAAAGTTTGGATTATCAATCCAAAATATCATAGCGCTTGTAACGGTTTTATCCACAGGTATCGCAGGTTGGTATTCATTTACTGGTCGTATCGATGGATTAGAAGAAATCGTTGAAGGCTTTGCTGAAGCGAGTGATATAGAATTAGTGACAACTAAACTTGATAAGTATGATGAGGATTTCAAATATCTTCGTGAAAAAGTTGATGGTATGAAAACACCTAAAGTTAAGTCTTATGATAAAGATGTAGCTAACTTAAACAATGAAATCAAAAATCTAAAAAGAGAAATCAAGAAGTTAGAAAAACTACTTAAAGACCCTTTATCAGATTTTAGATAGGAGATATATGGGAATATTAGAACTCATAGCTGGTTTAATTATCGGCATTTCGATTGGTAGTTTCGACAGAGAACCTGTCTTACCAAGCGATAGTACAAAAGTTTCTCAAGCGTATTACAACGTATATTATGATGTACATTTTAGAAACTCATATTCAGACCTCTATTGGAACAAAAACTATAGGGATTATTACTATGGTGTAAATTATTATGTAGACACACCTAAATATGTTTACATCAAACCAAAGAAAAAAAGAAGTGGTGAATACAGAAGACGTACTAACAATGGTGGAAGTAAAGGTGGATACCGAGGTGGTGGAAGTAAAGGTGGTAACCGAGGTGGCGGTGGAAAAAGTAATGGTGGTAGAAGAACCACAAGGAGAGAATAATGAAAGATAATAAAAAGTTTTGGATATTATTTGCTATAATAATAGCATTATCTGTAGGTACACAATTAGTTGGACAAGAAGTCGAAGAAACTGCAGGTGAAAAAGTAGTAAAAACAATTCAAGATTGGGATTTCAAAAAATATGAATCCGCTCATAAAAGAGCACATATGAAAATGAATCAGAAACAAGGTGCTCAAAAGAAACAAATGGTGGTGAGACAAGCTCGTAAGAAGATGAGAACACGTCGTATGATTCAGACATTAGTTGTTGCGGGTGTTTCATATTACATCGGATATAAAGTCGGTGAAGATTCTTGGATGGATAAGAAAAAAGATGGTGGTAAAAAACCAATTATATGGAGAGACAAATGATAAAAATATTACCATTAGTATTAGTATTCTTTGGTTGTGCGGCTTCTGTATCAACCGAGCAATATGTCGGTGAGTATGAAAAACAAAAATCATTAGATGAAGTTGAAGTCACAAAAGTTGATGGTTTAAAACTATATGATTTAAAGTTTAATAAGGAGTTAGAAGAAAGATATCCTGAACTCGCTGAGAAGAGAGTTTCTATGGGTTTGGTTCAAGAACTTCAAAACGTGATATCTTATATCGGTAGATTTAATCTGATAGAAGCCGAAAGAGATATGCAACTTTTAATTATGAATGATTTGAAAGCTAACAAAGCCAAGATTACAAAAGCTAAATATTCAGCTAGTGTTAGTATTTATGATTTCGGTGTTAACTTAAAAGAAGAGATAAAAGCTGGTAAGGTTGAAACAATCAACGAGACTTTTGTCGGTATTCAAGTAAAGTTGATTAATAACGAGAACACACAATATGTTGTCGGTAGTGGTAGAGGAACCGCATCGACTATAGGTAAGGGGTTTCTTATGAATCCAAATATGGATTGGAACCAAAGTTCTCTCAGTTCCGCATCAAATAAAGCTATGGAGACAGCCGTAGTCAATGTTATAAAAGCTATTGACAGACGAGGTTGGTAATATGAATGGGGCAGAGGTTATTTAGTTTTTTATTTTTATTGAGTAGTATCTCTGCCCAATCATTCTTTTATAGTTATATAGACCCTTGTGAACAAACAACAGTTAGGACATCCACAAGTTTACAAAACGGCACAGAGGGGTTTCAAGTCACGTACTACAATCGTACAAAATTTTTCACATTAGAACAAGTCATAAGTGGTGAGTTAGAACAATGGACTCAAGATGTATATAGAGATTTTGAGAAATTATTTCCTTGTGCAGTCAGAGTGGCTGAGGAGGTGCTATCATCTGTTATAGCGGATAACGTTTCTGAACAATTTACTAAAAGTGATATTAGTAATGACCCAACACAGGTCAACTATGCGATTCGTTCTACAAGAGGTGAAGAAAGGTGGATAACACAATTTAATAGTGTGTACACGGCTACATCATTCGATGGTAATAGTAGACACGATGGTAACTTTAATTTTACTGATGATTTTAAAAAAACATCTCTTACATATGGTAGAGGTTTTAGATTTAAAGCAAAAAAACAAAATGTACAATTATCTGCTAGTGGATTGACCTATCAGACTTTTGAGGGGTGGGATTGGTTATTATCGACATCTGCAGCTAAATCATTACAAAAGAAAAATTCACAAGCTGCAGTATTAACTGGTAGTTATGGAAGTGTGAGTGGAGTTGGATTTGGTAATATAACAGCTTTGTACGCTATGAGGTATCCTGCAAAATTCACGTTTGGTGATGTGACGTTCTCAAACTACATAGCTTATACACTATTGAGGTATTATGAGGGGAATATTGATGGTGGTAGATATTTATTATTGAGAAGTCCCATTATCTTTTTTCCAACCATCTCGTTTGATTGGAAGATTGGAACGGCATTTACATTCAATGTGGGTGTATCAATGGGATATAATACCGTGGTAAATGATTATGGTAAAAGAAATCAAACCTTTTCAGTATTACTTGGAACTTATTTTTAGGAGACAAAAATGAAACGTAGATTTTTAATTTTCTTACTACTTGGGTTCGCTATGATGGAAATAGCATCAGGTCAAGGTGAGATTATGCGTTCAAGATTAGAACGTGAAAATGAACGTGATAAACAAAGAAAAGAACAAAAAGAATCTGCATTACCACAACCTGCTATTTTAGGTGAGGATTTAAGAATACCAAAGTTAAAGATTAGTGAGTTTGTTAAGGTATCTGAAAATACAGGTATCACAGATAATAGGACTACTATGGGTGTTCGTCAGTTATTGGAGGAGGCTTTCTCTGATAGTAAGTATCAGTTAGTAGCTGATGACAACGCAGATTTTATAGCGTCAGCTGAGATTGTTTGGGTTGGAAGACCAGACGAAGCATTCAGTATCATCGGTTTGTTCAGTCGTAGAAAGTCTGAGACTGAAGTTCGTATGAATATTTTGGTTAGAGAGGTAGCTACGGATAAGGTGGTATCAAGTAGAGGTGTTGGAACAATCCAAACAGATATATCTGCTACAGGATTACAGATTGAAGAAGACCTACCTTTTAACCAAAGTGAGTTTGGTGGAGCTATTAGAAAAGCTATAGACGAGGCGATGAAGCAATACAAATGATTAAACTTAAAGATTTATTAATGGAATCCACTTATGCACCATCTAAACAAGCTGGGCCTAGTTGGATAGATAATAAGTGGTATCCCGCTCACACAAAATCCGTATTGAATTGGGTTCGTCAAAGAGATGTGATTCCTCTAACACCATCGGTTGTGGAGAAAGCTCTTGGTAAAAAAATACCTGTAAAATCATTTCACATTACAGGACCAGATGGAATACGACAACTTAAATATGTTCTCAATAGAAAAAAAACTATATCTACATTTACAGCAACTCACGAAGATGAATCATTAGCTAAAGGTCGTGGTGTTCAAACAGGTATGGGTGGTATTATTTGTTATGTAGAGGGACATTTATTAGCAAAAAGGTCTATGGATTTTGATACAACACCTGATAAACAAGGTCGTAGATGGGTAAAGGCTTGGCATGTGTTTGATAAGGATAGTATGATATGGACAAATGCTTTAAAATCTTCTAAACTTGATTATGATAGTATTAGTGATAAAATGACCGATATAGAGAGAGAATATCACGACAGATGGATGTTACCAAGTGATGACCCTAATAGGATTAGTTATGATGACTATAAAGAGCAAGTTAAAAAAGCACAAGGGCCAGTCATTAACAAATATGTAAAAGATTATATTGATGTAGCAAACAAAACTTTACTTAAAAATAAAAAACTATTCAAGAAGAGTTTGATTAATTCTAAACATAATAAAAGAACTGCTTGGTGGAATGAACTTCTTGTTTATGATACAAAGATAATAGATATATTTGTAATGCAAAGAGTATTGGATAATAGTGTATTGGCTAAAGTTGAAATAGAAAAATTATTATCAACAGCAAGTGGTAACAAACCAATTACTATCGGTTCACCTGCTCAGTTTAGAAAATGGTTCAAAGAACGAAAAGGTAAAATTCACAAGGGTTAATAATGATGAAACATTTAAAAGAAAATAATATAGGATATTGGAAACATTGGTGGAGAGCCATGAAGATGAGTGGAGCTTTATTCATACACGCTTGGTTACCAGATGTTTTATCTGATTATGCAAGTAAGGAGTTATCTAAATGAAAAAAGAATTTGTTATAGGTGTATTGTTAAACATAGCAACTGTTCTTGCAGTTGTTGGTGTCCGTTATTATTATGCTAAACAAGAAATGGATTTTTTAAAAGAAGATTCAGTTAGACAAGAACAACTTATCCAAGAAAATGAATACACTATAGATACTCTTAAAACTGAAGTGGTGAAATTAAACAACCACGGAGCAAAACTTGTAAATGAAATACAAGATATAAAAACAAAACATTACGAAAGAGTTCGTTGGGAAAAAGAATACGAACAAAGAATTGATAACCTAAGAGAATCTCTTGATTCAGTAAAATTTGAGATATCTTTAGGTGAGAGTGGTTTAATACCATTTGAAAAAGAATTTGGTGTACAAGATAATTATTTAAGAATCTTCGGTCGTACAGGCGTGAAGATAAAAGATAATAAAATCTTAGACTCTGAAACTGATTTATCTTTTGATGGTGAAATAAATATAGGAGCACCTGAAATAGAACAGATAGGTAAACATGAGTTCAAGGCTGTACTACCAAGTAAATCCTTTGATGGATTGAGACTTACGGGTGGAGAAAGTAAACCTATAAGTCTAAAACCACCAAGAAACCAAATATCTTTTGGGCCAATGGTTGGAGTTACTTATAACGCGGTTACAGGATTGACAGAACCTATATGGGGTTTTGGAATAACTTACAACTTAGTAAAACTTTGGGATTGGAAATAAAATGGCTTTTAAAGATATATTTAAAGATGAAAATGAGTTTAATGAAAAAACAATCATTGGATTTTTATCATTCACTATCATGGGAATGTATAGTGCAGTGGATTTAATAACAGGTTATATGGGTTTAGATTTACCTATTAATGACTTTGTTTATAATAGTTTTCTATATATTACTTTAGGGTGTTTTGGTATCGCTGGTGTTGAAAAAGTAATGGGTGGAAATAAAGAAAATGGTAAAAGTTGATAATTATAGGTAGAGAATATGCCGAACAGAAATGCGAAAGATAGAAAAAGAAAAAGAATTTTGACTAACAAAAAATTGGCTAGAGAAGGTAGAACAGCTAAACAATATAAAAAATGGTTAGAAAAAAATGAATCAAAAAACAAAACAGGTATTGGAACTTATAGAAGATAATAAGTGTATCTTCTGTGGAACTTACACAAATGAAGACCTACGAAAGTGGTTTGGTAAAGGTGGTGCAGGTGGTTCTGGCGGTGGAGGTTGGGATAGGTATTCCTCTACTGGTAAAAAACTAGGAAAATGTGGTGATGGTGAAGAGGGTGGAGCGTATGCAGCCTGTCTATCAAAGTCAAAGGCTAGAAAACTTGGTAAAAAGGGAATCGCAGCATTTGTCAATAGAAAAAGAAAAGCACAGAAAAAAGGTGGTGAGCCCAAAAAAGGTGGTGAAAGAAGTAAAGGGCAAAAGACCATCAAGGTAAAAACAGGTGCATAGATATCTCGTAGAAAAATTTGATTGTGGCTGTCTTCACTTATATGAAGTTGTTAAAGAAAAAAAGTGGAGTCAAAAATATAAGAAAAGTATTGATTGTAACAACCCAAAAGGTTTTAGTCAAAAAGCACATTGTGCAGGAAGAAAAAAACGAAAATAGGTAATAATATGGATACTTATAATAAATCAGTTCAACATCAATGATTCCACCACGCGACTTGGGGGTCTCCTAAGCGAAAAAATGAGGGTGTCGGTAAAGTAACTTGGCACTCATTAAGTGAAGATGGTAAAGTTGAAATTGTAGATATACAATTCGGTAATAAACTTTACAAAAATGTAAGTATAAGTAGACTTAATCCAACTGATGAGTCGTCACACTCACATCCAAGAAAAAAGAGAAAAAAAATGAAAGTTGATGAACTAAAACAAATAGTAAAAGAGGCTTTTATAGAGGAAAAGTTTGAGATGTTCTTTGAAAAGAATGTTCCAACAAATCCATCAAAATGGTCTTACTATAAATCTCAAGCTAAAAAGAAGTTTGATGTATATCCATCAGCTTACGCAAACGCTTGGGCAGCTAAACAATACAAAGCCGCTGGTGGTGGTTGGAAAAAAGGTTAAGCATGAACGAAAAACGAGGAACTTGTTGGGTTGGATATCAACAGATAGGCATGAAAGAAAAGAATGGTAAGATGGTGCCTAATTGTGTTAAAGAAGTTTACGATATCTATTGGGAAAATCAAAATGAAAGTTGTGGATACACTTTCGAGTTTGAAAAACAACCAATGGAAGAGGCTGAATACCAAGGTCGTAAAGTTAAGCTCAATAAAATAATGCAAGGTGATGCTAAGAAATTTAAAGTTTACGTTAAAAACGATAAAGGTAATGTCGTGAAAGTAAACTTTGGACAAGGTGGTGATGCCAAGGGTGGTACGATGAGAATACGTAAATCAAATCCAAAAGCTCGTAAATCGTTCAGAGCAAGACACAATTGTGATAATCCAGGCCCAAAGTATAAGGCGAGATATTGGGCTTGTAGAACTTGGTAAAATGATAAAAGTTAGATTCACTAGCAGTGGTCAACAAATATCAAAAGTTTGTAACACTTGTAAATGTCACATTGAAGATTTAACAATAGAAGATATTATTGTTAAACCTAAATGGGCTAACTCAAGTAATATGACTTTCAAATATAGTAACGGAGAAGACATCACAAGGACAGAGTTACCTAGTGATTTAAGTACCTGTACTTGTGAGCATTGTAATGATTAAATTAGCACAAATAAACGAACAAAAAGATTCCAAACACGCAGCAGGTATTGCCTACGTTGTGAATGACGAGTTATTGTGTGTTCAAAGTACGAGTGGTAGATGGGGTATCCCAAAGGGTCATCGACATATTGATGAAACACCTGAAGAAGGAGCTCATAGAGAGTTTACTGAAGAAACCCAAATTATACTAAATCGTGATATTGAATTATCCCATGTTGCTAAGAAGAACAATGGTGGAGACTTTCACGTTTTTATATGCAAGGGTGATAAAAAAATAAATGCACATATAAATCATGAACATATGGCTTGGGGTTATTATAACACAATGAATCTTCCACAACCATTTGACGATAGAGTATTAGGAATATTAGATAATTTATATGAAGCCTCTACAACTGCAAATATAAAAGGACTAAAGGGTGCAACAGGTTTTATCAAACCAGAAGAGTGGCCATCTAAACTAAAATCGCTTAAAAAATCAATCACAGACACTACAGGTTATTTACTATTAGAAAGAATAGACTACTTGGATACAGCAGAAAGATTAGTTAAAAAATATGGACTCAAATCTAAAATAAAATTTGCACGTGGTAAAGACATGGCGGATTATAATTGGGTTACCGATACGATAAATTTAAGACCATCATATCCTACAGTCAAACAATTTTTAATTACAGTATTACATGAAATCAAACATGCTCTTGATAGAAAAAAGATGGGTGCAAAAAAATACGAAAAAGCATACTCCATGGCAGGTGAGATTGCCGTCCAAAAAGGTGGTGATTTTCACGATGATAACAAGTTTGAGGAGATTGCCGAAAAGTGGGGTAGACGTGAGTATGCTAAGTTGAAAAATAAATTGTAATTTGAGCTTTTTATTTGATATTTAAATAAGGTTACTTTAAAAACCAAAGAAAGAAAATAATATCCCGATGAAATCACGTTCAGCTAAGAACAAGGGTAAAAGGTTACAGAATCAGGTCAGAGACCTTATCCTCGAAAAATTCCAACAACTAGAAGAAGATGATGTTCGCTCAACTACAATGGGTGACAGTGGTGAAGATATACTTTTATCTCCCGCCGCTAGAAAGTTATTTCCTTTTAGCGTAGAGTGTAAAAATCAAGAAAAACTAAATATATGGTCTTCTTTAGAACAAGCGGAAAATAATAGTGGTTCTCACGCTCCTTTGTTGATATTTAAAAGAAACAGAACTAAAACATATGCTGTTTTAGAATTGGAAAGGTTACTAGAACTATTAGATGAATAAAGTTGTTAATCTAATAAATAGAGTATTAGGAAACAATGGTATTAAGCTCAAAAAGACGGATGAGTTTATGTATTGGTCTCCTTTCATATCTCATCATAAAAGAAAACTACAGGTAAACATACACACTCAGAAGTGGCATTGTTGGGTTTCTAATGTAGGTGGTAGAAATTTATTTCAGCTATTTAAAAAAGTTGGTGCCTCAAGAGAACAATTTTCTGAGCTTGTAGAGTTAGTTGGTGAACCTAAGTTTTATAAAAAGAATAATCAAGATAAAAAGACAGAGTTAGTAAAATTACCTAAAGAATTCAAACCTCTTTGGAATGGTGGTGATGGCATAGTAAAAAGACACGCCTTAACCTATCTTTATAAAAGAGGTATAAACGATAATGATATAATGAAACATAATATAGGTTATTGTGATGAGGGTAAATATTCAAACAGAATAATAATCCCATCTTATGATTCTAACGGTCAGCTGAATTTTTTCGTGGGTAGAGATTTCTATAATAGTAAGTTAAAATATCTAAATTCATTTACTTCAAAAGACGTTATTGGGTTTGACTTATTCATAAATTGGGATGAACCAATTATATTATGTGAGGGTGTGTTTGACGCTATGGCATTTAAAAGAAATGCTATTCCACTATTTGGTAAAACAGTATCCAAAACCCTACAGAAAAAAATAATTGAATTTGGAGTAAAAACTTTATATTTAGCTTTAGATGATGATGCAATGTCAGATACTATAAAAATAACAGATATGTTTTTAGGTGAAGGTATAGATGTTAGGATAATGGTTTTAAAAGATAAAGACCCTAGCGATATTGGTTTTAAAAAATTAATAAAAAATATACAAATGACGCCAACAACTAAATTTTCTGATTTAATGAAATACAAACTAAAAGGTTTTTAATTTGCAAAAACTTAACGTCCCCTTTAATAAATTAAAATACATACACCACATTTCAGATATACAGATTCGTAATCTCAAAAGACACAAAGAATACGAAGAGGTCTTTGAAAGAACCTATAAAGAAATAGAAAAAAACAAAGATAATGCAGTGGTCTATATCGGTGGTGATATAGCTCACTCTAAAACAGATATGTCACCAGAATTGGTTGACCAATTATCAAGGTTGTTTAAGAATCTATCCGACATATGTCCAACCATAATAATTGCTGGTAATCATGATTGTAATCTAAACAATCTATCTCGATTAGATGTCTTAACTCCGATAGTCGATAATTTAAATCACCCTAATCTACATTATCTAAAAGATAGTGGCGTTTATAAGTGTGGAGATGTTTCATTTGTGGTATGGGATTGTTGGACAAAAGAAAAAGACTTTATTCTAGCGGATGATGTTGAGGGTGATACAAAAGTCGTACTATTTCATGGAACTGTAGATAGAGCACAAACTGATTTAGGTTTTCATCTCCCATCTGATGTGCATATTGACAAATTTAAGGGTTATGATTTAGCCTTACTTGGTGATATACATAAAAGACAATTTCTGAATGATGAGGAGACAATAGCTTATTGTGGCTCACTCGTTCAACAGAATCATGGTGAGGGATTATCACATGGTTATCTATTATGGGATGTTCCTACACGTAAATCAAAATACATTGAAGTACCAAATGATTATGGTTACATAACACTTGATATAGATAATGGTGAATTGCCTGTCATAGATAAAATGCCTAAAAAGGCTAGAGTAAGAATCAGAGCATCTAATACCCAACCATCAGAACTTAAAAAATGTTTAGCCATATTACATAAAAAGTATGGTATAAAAGAGATGGTTGTTACACGAACTGACGCTTTGTATAGTAATGATAGAGTTAGAAATGATACAATTACAGTTGGTGATATCAGCGAATCTGATGTACAATTTAATTTGATTCAAGAGTATCTAAATAATAATCATCACGTGACTGACGAGGTTTTATTAAAAATTAAAAACATTAATGAATCTTTAAATCAGTCTATACCTGAAGAAGAGGTTTATAGAAATGTAAATTGGAAAATTAAGACTTTTGAATTTGAGAATATGTTTAGCTATGGTGAAGACAATAAAGTAGACTTTAGTAAACTAAATGGTGTTGTGGGGATATTTGCTCCGAACGCATCTGGTAAATCATCTCTCTTAGATGCCCTTTCATTTTGTTTGTTTGATACCTGTACACGAGCATTTAGAGCAGAGAACGTTCTAAACAACAAGAAGAAAGATTTTTATTGTAAGTTAAATTTTGAGGTCGATGGTCAAGATTACTTTATAGAAAAAACAGCTAAAAAACAAAGAAAGGGTAACGTTAAGGTAGATATAGATTTTTATACAATAGGTGATGATGGTGAACGTGTATCCATGAATGGTGACCAACGTAGAACAACACAAGTAAATATAAGAAAAGTAATTGGTACATATGATGACTTTATATTGACGGCACTTTCTTCCCAAACCAACAACTCTGTTTTTATAGAAAAAACACAAAAAGAGAAAAAAACTTTATTAGCTCAATTTATGGGATTAGAGATATTTGATAAATTATGGTCATCTGCTAATGAAGAAATAAGAGAAGTAGCTGCAATACTAAAAAACTTTAAAAGAAACGATTGGGAACGTGAGCTATCAGATATCAAAAAAGAAAAAGAGGACTTTGAGAAAAAACATGAAAAGTTATTAGAAGCTCAAGGTGTAATAGAAGAAACAAAAAACTTAGAAGAAGACACGGTTAGAGACCTCACTCGAAAGTTAAAATCTATAGACAAATCAATATCAAATATAGATGAGCTTGAAGATGAAAGAGATACTCTTAACGAATCAATTAGTTTTGTAAAAAGTCAATATGAACAGGCTAATGAAAAGTATGAAAAAAGAATAGATGATAAAGAAAAATTAAATGACAAGATATCAGGTCATGAAAATAATGACACTAATAGTAAGTATGAAGAGGCAGTTGATAAAATGGATTATGGTGCAAAACTTACGTCTGATTTGGATAGGGTCAAACAAAATGTAAGTGTCAAATTAGAAAAAGTAAAAAAGCTAGGTGATTTAGAGTACGATGAGGATTGTGACTATTGTATGAAGAATCCGTTTACACTTGATGCGATAGAAACAAAAAAATAATTGATAAAGACAAAAATAAAGTTAAGGATTTATTACTAAAAATTGATGTATATAATGATTGGTTTCATAACAATTGGAAAAAGATAGAAAACGCACACATAGATTATCAAGAAACAAAACTAGCTTTTGATAAGATATCATCGTTAATTAATGAGTCAAAGCAATCTACACAATTGTTGGATGAAAAAGAAAAAAATTACATCAATCAATTAAAATTCAACGAAGAAAAAATACAAAAGTATTATGAGCAAGAACAAGACATAGTATACAACTCTAATATTGAAAAAGAGATACAAACGACAGAGGATAATTTAAGTGATACAAACTATAAATTAGACAAAGTCAACAAAGAGATAAATTCTGTTTTTGCCGAAATAAAAGTTTTAGATACAAAGAGAAAAAATATATTAGATAACATAGATAAGGTGGCTGACCTTGAGAAAAAATATGAGGCTTACGAATACTATCTTGATGCAGTGAAACGTGATGGTGTTCCATACGAACTCATAACAAAAGCATTACCAACAATCGAGGGTGAGGTTAATAACATATTATCTCAATTGGTTGATTTCCAAATGGTGTTTGAAATGGATGGAAAAAATATCAATAATTACATAGTCTATGATAATGATAATATATGGCCTTTAGAACTTTCAAGTGGAATGGAAAGATTTATATCTTCTCTAGCAATTAGGGTTGGTCTAATAAATGTATCTAACCTACCACGTAGTAATTTCTTAGCTATCGATGAGGGTTGGGGAACAATGGATTCAGATAACCTAAATTCAGTATACAATCTATTTCAGTATCTAAAATCACAATTTCAATTCACATTGATTGTATCACATATAGATTCTATGAGAGATGCGGTAGACACACTCTTAGAGGTTAAAAAAGAAAAAGACTTCAGTAATATTATTTTTGATTAGAATATAATATTGTTCTAGTGCATTTTTCTTTTATCAATTGCTCTAAGAGGGCATACATCTTGATGCCATGCTTTTTACAATGTTCCTTAAGCAGGTCTCTGAATTCTTTTCTTATTTTAATTGTTACAAAGTCTTCCATATAAATAACTATATTTTAACTACTTTTTTACTATATTTTTTCAATAATATTTTTAGTGGATATTTATTTAAAATAGGAGTTTTTAATGGGTGTTCTCCCCCGCCGTTTAATAAAACAAAATCTTAACGAAGTAGAGGTTTTCTTACAAGACGATAATAATGAATTTATCGTGGTGCAAGACATACCTGATACTTTCGGACAAGGTCGTGCATCATTTAAGGTATTCGGCTCAGATTTATTAAAACAAGGTGTAAAGCTTAAAGCTGAAATTTTAGATGCTAATGGAACACCAGTATTCATCACACCTGTAAGATATAGGTATAATAATTCACTTCCTACTTTACCTTTTACCTATTTTACTGTGGAGGTATATTCACCACCAGTCAACGTAGGTGGTAAAGCCGAATTAATTATTTTAGGTGAATTAGATAATGAAAAAATTAATGTCCCATCTGAGTTTGTTGGTAGATATAATGTAAGGTATCGTAAAACAATTAATCTTGATGTCTCAAAAACCACTAATACTTCACCAATTTTATTTTACAAAAAACCATCCGTCACAACTAATGAGACTCTTAAGAAAAGATTAATACCAATTGGTAGTAATTCAATAACCACAACAACAATATCAGGTAGTGGTATATCAGGTTTCTCACTTAATGCTGGAGATAGATATTTTCCAGACCCAACAAGCACGGCTGGTGGAGCACCAGCTGGAACAGACACCACAAACACTCAAGAAGAAACATCAACAATAAAAAATGCACCAGGTGGTGATTTCACAGAACTTTCGAATCTTAAAGCTTTCAAGACAGGTGAGGTAAAAAGACCAAGCATTTTAGCAAAAGTCAGTTCTACAAATCTATTCGCATCAGAAGAACCACCACAAATGAAAATATTTTCTACTGGCTCACTATTCACATCAGATATGGCCGGAGGAGAGATTAGAATCCCATCCTCATCTATTATTGTTTACAATCCAAAACAATATGTTGGTGGTAGTGGTAATGTAGGAATCGGAACAGGCCTTAACTCATTTCCATCACAATTAGACTTAGCAGCGGGACCTGAGTTAGAGGGAGCAAAGATATTTATATCAGATTACACTGGTTCTATAGAACGTGTTGTCAATGACAAAGAGATACACGTAAAAGAGCCATTTTATCTTCAACACGGAGATGGTGCTGAAGTACTATATTACCTAGCAGATTTTGGTAATCATCCATATGCATCATTAGAGACGCCCGGCTCACCACGAGCTGATTTCACCATGTCATTTCAAGAACTTAGTACGTCTGAAACATCCTCTTTTGCGTTTGACTCTTTTATAGATATGACACTTAATAATTTACGTACTTTTAGTGGTGATGTTTATAGGCTGAGGGTATCAGGTGGTAGCAAAACTCAAGTTAGTGATTTTCCTGTTTTATTAGATACCGTACTAGAATCACCTCAACTAATGATTGATACTGACTCGCCGTCTGGAGTTTTAAGGACTGGTTATATACAAAGCCAAGCTCATATAACAAAATATTGGGAGAGTAATTCTAATTTAGAAACTACCTTTGATTCAAGTGAAATTGTAGATGCGGTCAATTTATCAGGTAGTCTTAGTCAAAAAGATGATGTAGGTAGATTTTCACTCAAAACAGACACTAACTTTGAAGTTACTAAAGACGTAGTTTATACTTTATCTATGAGAATTGTTGGAAAAAAAGGTAGAAAAGTACAACAAGATAATTCGGTAAAAAACACTGCTTCTATCAAGTTTCATATATCAGGTTCACAAATACCACCAGATACAAATCCAAAGTATTCTGACCCAACCTCATTTGGAAAAACAATAAAAGATGAATTTGGAAATGTTGTCGGTCTTGAACTAACTGAAGAATCGCCAGATAAAGTGGATTATGGTAAGGTCTCTCATACTTTTAGAGTTCCATTTAAAGAGAGCCAAATAACAAATTCAGATACCACATTACAATTTAGAGTAGAATCAGGTGAGTGGTTTATTTCTGATATATCACTACGACCAGCATTAGATACAGGTTTTTCACCTGATAACGTAAAGGTAAGAGTTCCAATACCTACGAACACACAAAGGCCGGACAAGTTTCAATTTATATTACAATACTATGATGTAAACAATAATGAAGCTGAAGAGGTTACATTAGTTGATGATGTTGACGTAGAAGGACAAGCATTACTTATCCAAGGTGAGGACAATTTAGTCAACGGAACAATTACAGTAGGTAATGTTCAAGGTCAAGGTGTAGAGATAGTTGGAGGTAACTCAGCATTCATTCGAGCAATTGGGTATACGGGTTTTAAAGATGCTAGGGCTGGAACGGGCGGTGGTTTCTTTATATGGAGTGGTTCTGTTGCACCTGGTGGTGAAACACAAGATACATATAATGGAGCAGGTTTAGAAATACATGATGGAAACACAGGAGCCAATGAGTCCTTTTTTAAATTCAGAACCGACGATGCTGATAATGATAATAGCAGTTCGTTTGATTTAAAAACATCAAGATTTTTCTTGGGTGGCACATCACAATTCGTAAGTGGTGCGCTTGGTAATGTAGAAATAAGCTCTTCAAACTTTCATCTACAACCTGATGGTGATGTTGTTATGCAAGGTACGATTACCGCAGAAGCTGGTGGAACGATTGGTGGATTTGACATTGGTAGTTCAGCATTATCAGTTGGTACAGGTGCAAACTTTGTAGCACTTGACTCATCGAACAAAAAATTAAGAATTGGTGCAAAAGCAAGTTTAACGGATAGCAATACAGGTGTCCACGTTGGAACAGACGGAATTGCATTAGGTGCAAGTTCGGTATTTAAAGTAACCAATGCCGGAGCAGTCACCGCAGCTAATATAACCGCAACAGGCGGAACAATAGGTGGATTTACTTTAACATCAAATGCTATTAGTTCTAGTAATCTTTTATTAGACTCGTCTGGTAATATTCAGACTTCAGATTTTGCAACTCGACTAAAAGGTTTTAGGATAAGTGCGTTGGGTAATGGTAGCGCTGAGTTTGAAAATATAAGAATAAGAGGAACTCTGAAAACCACCACATTTGAAAAAGAAACTGTAAACGCAGTTGGTGGTAGATTATACGTGGCTAACTCTACTGTAATGAGTTCTTCCATCTCCTCATCACAAACAGCCATAGCGGTAGATAATGCGAGTGGATTTGAGGTCGACGAGATTATTTTCGCAAAGAAAATAACTGGTACTGGTTTCAGTAAAGAGTTTATGCAAATCACATCTATTAGTAGAGCAGACCCATCAAACGATACAGACTTTACTGGTATTCTTCATGTGACAAGGTCATTTGGTCAATCGGATTTTATAGATGCACCTACTAATTCAGGCTTAGATTTAAATGGTGCCATAAATGCAACACAAACATCTTTGACTGTAGACCAAGCTGATGCTAGAACACTTGACAAACAATTAATAAAAATTGACGATGAATTAATGATGGTAAGTGGTTCACCAAGTTCAACAATAATAGAGGTTCACAGAGGAGTGGATGGAACAGCGAAAGCATCCCACTCCAATAATGCACAGATAAATGTATTAGACAAGGATAGTGCATTTTTATTTGGCTTGGTATCACCTGCAGAAGATTATACCGAGGGTCAAGTTTTAGTTTCTACTGGTCGTTTCTTAGGTGGAACAGGAAATAACACCACAGGTAGTGGATTTATAGAAATAAACGCTAATCCGACCACTGGCGCTACACCTTTTATAGAGATGATTGAGAGAACAGGTAGTGGCATCTATGATATGAAACGTAAATTGGTGATTGGTGATTTGAGTGGGTTTGTTGGTTCTGCGATAGGTAAGAGTGTTTCATTACCAAATAATCCTGGATTTGGTTTGGCTAGTGAAAATGTATTTTTATCTGGTCTAATACAAGCAACAAGTGGTTCTATTGGTGGTATCATTATGGAATCAAATAAATTATTTACTAATCCTGGTGTTCACGGTGGTTCTACTACAGGTTTTTTTCTTAATAGTGATGGTGATTTTAGTCTCAAAGATAAATTTGTATTTACAAATTCAAGTGGTAACTTAACAGTTAATGCAAATTCATTTGATTTAAATACTACATCACTAAGAGTATCATCATCAAGAGGTGGTACTATAGCTTTAGGTTCAACAGCTCCAGGTGATTTAAGTTCAGATGGTATATTCTTAACAGGTAGTGGTGATTTTAATTTACAAAATGGTTCGAGTTTTATACGAGGTACATCAGCTGGTTTAGAAATGAATTATCCTTCATTTAGTGTTGATACAGGAGGTAACATTCAAGCTCAGGGAGCTAGTATAGCAGGTACAATAACAGCAGAAAGTGGAGAGATAGGTTCAGGTAGTTTCAGATGGCTAATTGATGGTGATAAAATAATCAATAGTGCCGAAAGTAACTTTACGGTAGAAATGAATGCAGGAGAAGGAACAGAAGGATTCTTTTTAACTTCAGGTAGTAAACAAGCACAAATCGTACCAGAATTTACTCCTTCATCTCAAGTTTTGGGGGGAGGAGGTAGTAATACGTTTAACTTCACGGGAGGTACTGAAGGTAGCACTTATGGACAAGAAATTGTAGTAGGTCATAATAGTAGTGCACAAACTTCTGCTAGTTTCGGATATAATAATGGAGCAACAACATTTCTGGTTGGAAGTTCTGACCCTAATAATGGTAATACTCTATCGAGTGGTATAAAATATAAAAGCACTGCTGTTCTTGGTCTTAAATCATTAGTGACTTTGGGTAATGGAGGTGAAGTTGCTGGTAATGTTACGGTTACAGGAAACATTCAGTTAATCAACAATGATGATAGTGATGCAGTTATCGAGACACACACGATAGATACAACATTACCTCACGATTTTTTAACCGTTAAGACAGCTAATATAACCGTAAGCACAATACATACACCTAGTTCGAATCACAAATATTATTGGAAATTAAATGCCCTAACCGTTACAAACAATAATATTACAGAAGAATATGTAGTAGGCTCAAAAACCAACACAAATAGTTTAAACAATACTTTTGACGTATTTTTCAAACAATCGATACACACACCACAAAACAATTTAACAGAAATGGCTCCTGGTGGTTTTCAAGCTGTATTTTTAAGTGACGGAACTTTAGAAACTTCACCTAATTCTTATTTTAAAGTTGATGGTAGTGTTCCTAATCAAGTCGATATTCTAGGTGAAGCCACAATTACAGGTTCACTCGTTGTTAAAACAAGAGGTAGTGCACCAAAAACTACGATAGCAGGGGGTACATTAACTTCAACACAAACTATCACTGGTAATAAATTAGTTTCTTCGGGTGAAGTCGAAGTAGCTGCGGGAAGTGGGATAGAATTTGGAACGGTTGCTGAAATCCATCATGCTTCTAGTCTTTTAAAGTTTTTTGCTGGTAATCAATCGACACTAGATATGACACTAAGTGATGCAGGAGCATTATCAACACGAGGTGATATAACTGCTTTTGCAACATCAATTACCTCTGATAAAAGATTTAAAACAAACATCATACCAATTACAAATAGTATTGATAAAATCAAAAAACTAAAAGGTGTTGAGTTTGATTGGTATAAAGAGTATGATGGCGAAGGACATGATATAGGTTTTATAGCTCAAGAAGTTCGTGAAGTGAGTGGACTAGAACCAATTGTGAAGGAAAGAGAAAACTTACGACTAGGAGATAAATCATTAAATGTTTCATATTCAAAACTTATACCTGTTTTGGTAGAGGCAATCAAAGAACAACAAAAACAGATTGATGATTTAAAGAAAAAACTTGAGGAGTTATAATGGCTTTACCAAGTTCAGGTCAGTTATCAATGGGAGCGATAGCCGATAATCAATCATCGGCTAGTAGAGATAATCTTTCATTAAAAGTCCAATCAGAAACATTCGCTTCAGGTTCGGTCGTTGATGGTAGTGGTGCTCAAACAACCGCAAGGTCAAATCTTATAGCCTCACCGTACGCTATTTCAGAATTTTACGATGCTGATTTTTCATCGGATGAGTTCAGTAGTATTGTCATTACAACACCAGCAGGAACCTCAGATTTCAATATTGTTGATGGTGAAAACTTAACAGTAGCTTTTGATACAACACAAGCAGGTACTCACACGGTTCAACTTATTGATAGTGGTGGTAATGTTGATGATACTGAAACTGGTAGTCCTAGTTCAGGTACTGTATCTGTTACTTTTTCGAGTTTAGCTCTTACCGATGACACCTACACACCAAGATTAAGATTAGGTTTCTTAACTCAAGACGGAACGAATATTAATTATCACGATGCTATTGTCTCAGTCGCCGTAACAGACCCTGATGCCTCATCAACACCTACCGTAGCGGCCAGCAGTACATCAACTGTAATCGAACACACGATATCATCTATTGGTAATTCAAATGCTATAGACCATTATAATTGGACATTTGCTAAAGAAGACGGTGATAGTGATGGTTTAAACAGCGGTGAAGGTTCCGATGCTGATACAGTAACCTTGACCGCAGTTAGTGATGCTTCACCTGCAATTACTTATAAGGGTCCTGGTCAATTTTCAATAAATCTCAGAGTAGATGGTAACCCTACTCAAGCTAGAAATTCAGCAACAGCAACACAAGTCTTGCATGAAATACATTATACTAAAGCAGTTAGTATAGGTAACCCTAGTGATGTAAACTCTCAAGCCACAATAAACACCTCTGTTACACACCAAGGATTCAGTAGTGGTGTTGATGTTGATTTGATACAAGCCTCAGATAATTCTGTTTTGTTAAGTAATGACCATGGAACTAATTCAACGATTACAAAAGTAACTAATCAAAATCAAACATTTACTGCACCTGACCAGGCCTCAACTACGTTATCCGTCAAGGTAAAAGCTTTCGATGGTAGTGATACTGCAACATCAAATGCGTTTGATATATTTCCTCTACTCACAACAAGTAAAAACATAATCAATCCCACATCAAGAACGATTTATTCTACAACGAATAATAATGATACTGGTAATTACCCAACAAGTTTTACTTTTAGTGCACCAACGACCAGAACAGACAACGTAACACAAGGGACATACACGGAACAAGCTGACTCAGCTGGTGCCATAGCTTTATCAGGTGATTTAACACCTAGTTCTCAAACAACAACACAACCAACGGTCTCAGCAGGAAGTGCCGTCGGTGATGCCACCGTCAGATACACGGTTGATGGTAACTCAAGTCAACAAACAGCTACAGATTGTGCTGTAGCAGTTGATTATATGCCACGAATTTTTAGTGTTGGAACACCAGACATAGCTGGTAACAATACAAATAGTAATTCACTTACGGTTGCATTTAATTGGCAAGGGTTCGCAGCCGCTTCCGCTAGATATGAATTATTTGATGATGAGGATACGAGCACACAAATTGGTGATGATGTTGATAGAAGTTCACCTGATGCTGGAGGAGACCAATCACAAAATGCTTCTGGTGATATTGCTTTCACAAGTTTAGCAAGTACATTTAATGCACCAGATGCAGACACTTATGTGATAAAAGTAACATTGTTCACAGGAGCTTCTCAAGACGGTAGTAGTATTTCTGCTTTCTCACCATCGTTTACTTCAGTAGTGGCCATATCATTTGCACTTATTGGAAGGTCTGGTACATTCAGAGGTTACGATTCATTGTTAGAGGGTGCTGAACAAGCCTCAAGTGCAACAGCTACTAAACATCGATTTGGTAGTATATCAGATGGTG